TTAGCCGTATTTTTTTGCAAAGTTTTCATCTGAAGAACATAAGTATACGATGAATTCTATGAATGCGAGTACGGACGGAATCAACGTCCAAAAGAAGATTAGGTAAAGTATACCTTGACCAGTTCTGCCCAGATAAAATTTATGTGCGCCGATGCCACCTAGGAAGAATGCCAATAGCGCCGCTGTGATTCGATTTTTATTACCAGCACTAAGACTCGTTGCGCCACAATGAGGACAGCTTCTTGCTGACTCATGAATTTCTTTACCGCAACCTCGGCAAAAAACCATGTTCGCCATTGTTTATTTCCTTATTTTTATTTTCACAAATGTGTGTAATACAATCTATTGCTGCTTTTACATTTTACGTTAGTAAGCTGTCATTACAATACAAGACATCTCTCCGAAAACGTCAAACAATTAAGTCTGAAAACCCCCAGATATCTGGGGCTTAACGGTTCTTCAGAGTGAAAGGGTAAGCTGGTCTTCCCCGTAATTTGAGTTGGGGAATAAACCTTTAGGGACGGCATTCGCTTTCATGGGTAATACGTTATTGAGAAAGTGCTCTACTGCATCAAGCGTGGTGAAAGCACTGCCACAGGATAGGTTATTACATTGATGGTAGCTGCGTCTGACTTCGTTACTCAGCATCACGCTGGTTCGGGTTTTAGCGCTTGCGCCGCACTTTGGACAGGTAAACATGAGACACCACCGCTGTCAGATTAATTTCAACTTATTTTAAGATAAGTCTAAATATTAATCTACTCTGTTTCCCCGTCGTCCTCTTCTGCGTCATCCCAACTGGTTAACCTCACTTCCAGCTCAAGCACTGTCAAGAATCCGCTATCGTCAATGGAATGGGTGACCCGGTGAATAACCCAGTCTGCCTGGTCGATAATGGGCTTAAACCCGCTGACGTTGGCATGCAATTCAGGGTATAAATCCTCTCTGCCGCGTGCCAGGGTAATACTGAATTCCGCCGCCCCCCGTTGCAACTCACGCCACTTTGCCGCCGCTGCCCGCTTGGCTGCTCTCTCGGTCTTGAAGGTTTTACGCATAACAAAAACGTTACCCTCCGCACCCTCCATGTAATCCCCCTCCTTTTTGCTTGAGGCAGGGGTAACGGCTACCGGCTTTTTCTTCCTGCGGCGTTTCACCGTTGTGGGCTTTTTCTTGCCAAAATTCAGATCCAGCCAGTAAGTCTGAACGCCGGTGTAGGCGTCGCGGTCGGCGATACGAAAAGAGTGCCCATCGCCCGAGGCGCGAGTGATCATGACGGCAGGCAGTACGCGGCCACTTTGCGACACCCCCATGCCTGGCACGATGAAAAGTAATTGACCGTTCTTGATGGTCGCAATCGCGCCCAGCATTTCGGCCATGCGGGTTAAAAAACTGATATCTGACTCATTCGTTTGGTCAGCATGGTCAATCTCAATATCTTTGAGTGACGCGCTGACCGCCGGGATAAGGTCATAACGCCCTGCGATGGCCGAGACAACATCACTCACTTTGACGTTATGCCAGCTGTACTCACGTTTGACGTTAAAAGTTTCTCGAAAGTCAGCACTTCGCGCAGCAATAATTAACCGGTCAGGCGGCCCTTGATGGGTGATTTCATCGACCGTAAACAGTCCTTTATCAACCAGGGGTTTACCGGCCCAGCCAATCGCCACGGCTATTTTCGCCCCCCTTGACGGCATAACAACCCGCCCGTCACTGTCGTCAATGGTCAGCTCCAATCTGTCCGCCTCAAAGCCGCGATTATCAGTGAGTGATAAGGACATCAACCTTTCATCCAGCGCGGTCAGTACGACGCCGTCAATGGACAGCCGGTGATCGGGCTGCATGGATAAATCTTCATTCAAAATAGTCAGCATAAATCCCCCTGCCTGTATCCTCGCTCGCGCGCATGAGCGCCGTCAGCCGCTAAGAGTTGTCAGCGGCCAGAGACAACCGGCACGACGTGAAAAGAAGCCTGCGCGGGTTGATGATGGTTTGCACGCATCAATCAGAGGCAAGAAAAGCATGGATAATTATCATCACGGCAGCTCGGTTAAGGAAACCACTGACCTGAGCACGCCCATTCGCGATATTAATACCGCCACCATTGGCGTTATCTGTACGGCGGATGATGCAGACGCTATTACGTTTCCACTCAACACCCCCGTTCTGCTCACTCGGGTACGCGATTACCTCGGCAAATCGGGCAAAACAGGCACGCTTTACACGGTCCTTAAGGCGATTTCTGACCAGTCCAGCCCGAAGGTTGTCGTTGTTCGCGTGGCACAGGCGAAAGGTGACGGGGCCACTACGCAGGACCAATTGACTATCGGCGGCGTAGGCGTGGATGGACGCTATACCGGCCTGTTTGCTTTGCTGACCGCCGAGCCTCGCATCGGGGAGCGTCCGCGCATTCTGGCCGCGCCTGGCCTTGACACCAAGCCGGTGGGCCTTCAACTGGCGGTGATCGCCGAGAAGTTGCGGGCATTTACTTATGTCGCCGCCAACGGCTGTAAAACTATTGCCGAAGCCAAGGCCTACCGTGAAGATTTCAGCGAGCGCGAAGTCATGGTGATTTACCCTGACTTTATTGCTTACGACAGCCAGAGCGCGGCAAACGTCGTCGTGCCGTCACCGGCTTATGCGGTCGGGCTGCGCGCCAAAATCGACGCAGACCAGGGTTGGCACAAAGTCCTGTCAAACGTTGCCGTGTCCAACGTTCTGGGCATTTCTGCGGATATCTATTGGACCCTTCAGGGCACTGACACGGACGCGGACGATCTCAACAGCAAGGGCATTACCACCCTGATTAAGCGCGACGGCTTTCGCTTCTGGGGTTCACGCACCTGTGACGCCGAGACGTTTATCTTTGAAAGTTACACCCGCACCGCGCAAATCCTCGCCGATACCATTGCCGAGGCACATTTTGCCTACATCGATAAAACGCTGACGCCTTCACTGGCGAAGGACATCGTTGACGGCATCAATCGCAAAGGCTCCGCGCTGGTCACCGCCGGTAGGCTCCTCGGTTTCGCCTGCTGGTATGACAAAGCCGATAACGGGGCGGACACGCTGAGCAACGGGAAACTGACCATTCGTTATAAATACACGCCGGTTCCGCCGCTTGAAAATCTGAGTCTTGTCCAGGAGTTCACGGACGAATACTTTGCCGTGTTCGACCAACTGGGCTAAGGGGAAACAACCATGGCACTACCAAGTAAACTTTTTGCGTTCAACGCCTTTGTCAACGGTAACAGCTACCTGGGCAAGGCCGAAGAGATCACGACGCCCAAACTGTCGCGCAAGACCGAAGACTATCAGGGAGCAGGCATGCCGATGGGCGTCTCGGTTCACCTGGGCTTTGAAACGGGCGCGGCAGACATGGAAATTACGCTGGGCGGCATTGACCCTCAGCTTATCAAAACCTACGGCAGCACCATTGACGGCGTGCAGCTGCGCTTTGCAGGGTCGTACCTGGACGACTCGACCGGCAACGCTATTCCCTGTGAGATTCAGACGCGCGGACGCGTGCAGGAAATGGACTGGGGCAGCGCCAAATCTGGGGATAACACCTCCCACAAATACTCGCTGAAAAATACCTACGTGAAAATCACCATTAACAGCGAAGAGGTATTCGAACTCGACGCCCTGAACATGGTCTGGATCGTGGGCGGCAAGGACATGATGGAGCAGCACCGGGCCAATATGGGACTGTAATTTTCTATTAACTTACCGGCGCAACCGCTGCGCCGGTTTACTGAGAGATAAACCATGCAAAAGACAATCACCCTGGGCTTTCCCGTGGTACGCGGCAAGACCGAAATCAAAGAAGTGACCATTACTGAAGCCATGCAGCAGACCGGCTCTCTGCGCGGCCTGAAACTTTATGACGTCATGACCAGTGACGTGGATTCGCTGATCAAGCTGCTGCCGCGCGTCACCAGCCCATCGCTGACCGAAGTTGAAGTGAGCCAGCTTAACGTGCAGGACTTCTCCCAGCTGGCCGCCGGTATTGCCGATTTTTTGGCACCGTCCTCGGCGCCGAGCGAGACAGCAGTGGGCGAAATCTAATCCGCTGTCCGGCGGTTGATACTGACGAACTTATCGCCGATATCGCCGTCGTTTTTCACTGGCAGCCGTCAACCTACGATGTGATGCCAGTGAGTGAATTTCTGACCTGGCATAAGCGTGCGTTGGCACGAAATGGACAGGAAGAATGACAGAACGTAACCTCAGCATTCGCGTAGCGTTCAGCGCTATCAACAACATCACCCGCCCGGTAAGCGCGGCGCAAAAAAGCGCCGCCTCGCTGGCATCCCAAATCAAATCCACGCAGACCAGCCTGAAAGGCCTTGAACGTCAGGCAAGCAGTTTTGACCGCCTGTCTAAAGCCTCTGAAACCACCGCGCGCCAACTTGCCGAAGCCCGTAAAAAAGCGGACGAACTGCGCACCGCGTTTGGCCCGGCAAAGCAACGCACGGACGAACAGACCGCGGCCCTCAAAAAACAGTCGGATGCCGTCCGGCAACTTTCCCGCGCGCGTGACGAGGAGCAGGCCAAGCTCGGCGCGCTGCGTTCGGCGCTCATGCACAACGGCGTGCTGCTTCGCGGCGGCAGCAGCGCGACGGAGCAAATTAGCCGAAAAACAGCAGAATATAACCGCCAACTGGCCGAGCAGCAGCGGCGACTTGCCGCCGTCAGCCGTGCGCAGCAACAGTATCAACGTGCGAAAGAAACCCGCGAGAAGCTGGAAAGCGGCGGTATGCGCGCGGTGGCTACCGGTGCAGCCATCACTGCGCCTGTCATTGGCCTGGTAAACAGCTACGCAAACTTCGAAGACTCCATGAAGGGCGTCGCCAAGCAGGTGAACGGGCTGAGGGATAATGACGGCACCCGGACGGCACAGTTTTATGAGATGCAGCAGGCCATCAAGGCGGCCAGCGAACAGCTCCCGATGCCGAACGGTGCGATTGACTACGCCGCCTTGGTCGAAGGCGGCGCGCGCATGGGCGTGGCAAACAGTGATGACCCGTGGGACAAACAGAAAAAAGACCTGCTGTCTTTCGCCACCACCGCCGCTATGGCGTCGGTCGCCTTTGAGCTTCCGGCCAGCGAGCTATCCGAAAGTCTAGGCAAAATTGCCGGGCTGTATAAAATCCCGACTCAGAACATTGAGCAGCTCGGCGACGTACTGAACTACCTGGACGACAACGCCAAGTCAAAGGGCGCGGACATTATTGACGTGCTCCAGCGTATCGGGGGCGACGCTGACAAGCTGGACTACCGCAAGGCCGCCGCACTTGCTTCAACCTTCCTGACGCTGGGTTCCGCGCCAGAAATCGCGGCCAGTGCCACACACGCCATGGTGCGAGAGCTTTCGATTGCGACGCAGCAAAGCAATAACTTTATGGAGGGGCTTAACGCGATCGGACTCAGTGCAGAGAAGGTTCAAAAATCCATGTCGGTCGACGCCATGGGCACCATTCTCACCGTGCTGGAGCAGGCACGAAAACTTCCCGCTTCCGATCAGTCTTCTGTGCTGACGCAGATTTTTGGCAAGGAATTTGGCGGCAACGCCGCCAAGCTCATGAACAACCTGCCTGAGTTGTACCGTCAGCTGCAACTGGTCAACAGCGAAGCGGCCAAAGGGTCAATTCGCCGTGAGTCTGACATTAACATTGACTCTGTTAGCGCAGAATTTATGACCACTAAGGCGAGCTTGATTAACGCCTTTAGCAGCCTGGGCGAAACGCTGCGCGGGCCTGCCATGGAAGTCATGAAATATGCCACCGGCATGATCCAGCGCTTTCGTGCCTGGGCCGAAGCCAATCCGGCGCTGGTTGGCTCACTACTCAAACTGGCGGCCGCCGTGGGTGTTGCCATCGCCGTACTGGGCGCGCTGGCCCTGAGCGTTGCCAGCATTCTGCTTCCTATGGCTGCCGTACGCCTGAGCCTTTCACTCCTGACGGGGGGGCGCGGCTTCGGCGGTCTTTTACCTTCACTCAGCGGGCTGACCGCTCGCCTTGGGCGACTTGCCCCTCTGCTGGCCGGTACAGGGCGCAGCGTTAAAGACTGGGGGCCGCTGTTCCGCTCGGCAGCGACGGCCGCCGCCGAGTTTGGCACGCGTATTCTGTCCATCGGTAAAACAGGCCTGAGCGTTGTTGCCCGCATGGGCAGCGCCACAGGCTCGGCACTGAGAATGCTTTTCACAGCACCAGGCGCCGCACTGGCTGCGCTGGGTAATGGCCTGCGCACACTTGCTACATCAGGTTTTGGCACACTCCTCACCGTGGGGCGCAGTGTGCTGACCGTGCTAGGCGGTGGCCTCTCACTGTTGCTTAGCCCCGTATTTCTGCTGGTCGCTGCCCTGGCCGGTGCGGCGATCATGATCTGGAAATACTGGGAACCGATAAAGGCATTCTTCGGGGGATTCTGGACGGGACTTGTTGGCGCTATCGAACCCGTTAAGCAGGCGTTCGCGCCGCTTGAGCCTATTTTTGATGGCATAGGCAATGCCATTGGCCGCGTGTGGAACTGGTTTACCCAGCTGTTTGAGCCGGTCAGTACCTCAGCGGAAACCCTGAAAGAATGCACGGAGGCGGGGCGGGTATTCGGCGAGGTTGTCGGCAAGGCCGTGTCGGGCGTGGTTGATGTTATTTTGAAAGTCGCCGAGGGGATAGGCTGGCTACTGAAAAAACTGGGCGCTATTCCCGAAGCGGCCAATGCGGCTAAAGAAGTGGCGAACACCATGGATGCCGTCGCCCCCCAGGCTAAAGCGCCGGTAGTGAACGTCTGGGATGAAAAAAATAAGAAGTTTATCCAGCGCCCGTGGGCATTTTCATCGACAGAAGGCGTGATCAATAACGGCAATAACGCCCCCAAAGATACTCCACCGCGCAAACCGCCACTTTTGCCGCCCGTAGGTCCGACACCGCTGTCACAGCTTAGCGGGCATAACAACACGAAGAAGGAAAAAGGAGCTGGAACCGGCACGCCCGATGCCGTCAGCGCGGCGGCACGAGACCCGGATAAGCTGGGTGATATCGTCTTTAAAAAACACCCGCCTGTCATGTCGGTTTATGGCGCTTACGATGAACCAAGGATTGCAGCCACCCACAGCCCGTCGCAGTCGATTGGTGACCGGATAGGGGCGGCAGTTCGTGGGATCACTGGGAAGTTAACCGCGTGGCCAACACAGTCATTTCTGCCTGGTATTCCGGTGCCATCGGGTCGCGCGGCACAGTCACAACCGGCTGTGCTCGATAACGCGCTCGAGCCGATAAGCCTGACATTAAATTTCTATGAGAGTGCCAAGCTTGATGCAAAAGAGATCGCGTCAACCGTGCGCCGTGAACTGACTGCACTGCTGCGAGAACGCGATAACCGCAAACGTTCACAACTCAAAGACAGGGAGTAAAATTATGATGATGGCCTATGGCATGTTCGTGTTTATGCTCAAGACTGCGCCTTACCAGTCACTGGAGCAGGACACATCCTGGCGGCACGTTAAAAATGATCGCATTGGAAAATCGGCCAGTTGGCAGTATATCGGCACGGGGGAAGACAACATTACGCTCACGGGTACGCTGTATCCCGAAGTGACCGGCGGTGACGTCTCGCTAAGCGTGTTGCGCACGATGGCTTACGGTGGGAAGCCGTGGCCCCTCGTTGAGGGTACGGGCACGATTTATGGCATGTTTGTGATTACCAATATCAGGGAGATCAGAACGGAGTTTATGAAGGACGGCAAAGCGCAGAAAATTGAATTTACCCTGAGTCTGAAAAAGGTTAGCGAAGACATTCGCGAGAAGCTGGCGGGCATTACCGCCGATGATATTCTTTCACTGATTTAACCTCCCTGGCACTCATAAAAGCGCTGCAGCATAGTCGATGATGACTTTGCGGCAGCGACCTTCGTTTACTTAATTGTGGACGGAAAATAAAGATCTAAAAATGACACTAGAGTGCTAAACCATACCAGTCCGCTCAGTGCCAGGAGCAGACTTTAAGTTGTCCAAGAAGGGGTCAGTTTGGATATAGAGAATTATTGTACGGTAAGCCTGTTTTTTGAACAGGCTTACCTATCGCAATGGGGTGTACTCCCGCGCTATACGCCGTTTAGCAGACTTTTGGGGGCAATGAGATAACCTAAATGCGATAACAGAAACGCAAGAACTTAAAAGCGATAGCTGATTAAGGGGTTTGAGGTCCAATGGGGCGAAAACCTACGCTAAGCGTCTATATATTCGATTAAGAGAAATCAATCACTTACTCATCCACATCGGTTAAAAAATGCTCCTAACGTACAATAATTTCCGATATCCAAACTAACCCCAAGAACACCGGCTGATGGCTGAGAAGACGAAAACTCAAATAGTGTGTGGAACTAAAACGGTTGTGCTTACAGATATTCATGATTTGTCTACAGATTCATAGCCGAATTCCGTGATCACGGCATTCACAAAGCTTCGTACTTTAGCAGTTAGTGATCGACCAGCGGGATAGAGTATATACATTGAACGCGTTTGCCCCTCATAGTCTGGCAATACCTGTATCAGGCTCCCCGTCTTTATAGCGTCAGAAAGCAAATATTCAGGGCCAAGGGTAATCCCTTTGCCTTGAATTGCCGCACCCAGTAGGGAAGGCCAATCATTGCTTCGTAAACGCCCCTTTATCTGTATGTTTTCGGTTTTACGATCGCGGGTGAATTGCCAGTGGCTAAATGTTGATGGTGCTCCGTACATATAAGCAAGGCACTCATGTTCGGTGAGATGTGCAGGGGTAGTGGGTATTCCATGAGTTTTCAGATAGGCTGGGGCGGCGCAAGCGATAATCCGATAGGGTTTCAGTGCGGCCGCAACAAGGTTGCTGTCTCCAACATCACCAATGCGTAACATCACCTCAAATCCCTCCTTGAGCGGATCAACGCGACGATCAGTGAGCACCAATTCGACTTGGACCTCCGGGTATTGCTCAAGATAACGAGTGACAAACGGTGCAAGCTTTGACGACCCAAAGGTGACTGGTGCACTAACGCGCAGCACTCCTTTAGGTTCCGTCCGCATATCTCGCACTAGGGCCTCTGCCGAGTCGGTCTCAGATAGGATAATTTTGCAGCGCTCGTAATAGCTACTTCCGACAGCGGTCAGACTCTGTCTACGGGTAGTGCGGTTCAGTAGCGATGTTCCAAGCCTATTTTCGAGGTAAGCCACGTGCTTGGCCACCATCTGAGGCGAAATATCCATCGCTGTGGCTACGGCAGCAAATGAGCCTAATTCGGCAGCTTTGGTGAACACTGCCATGCTGGTCAGCCTATCCATGATTGCCTACTAATTGTTGTTAGTGTCTTTTAATTATAGCCATTGATGGTTGTATTGTCATGAACCATACTTCTGAGCACGCAAGCTCCCGAACACATCATTTAGGCTTGTGAGAGTTAAGGCACTAACGAGTTCAGCGACAGCCAACTCTAGCCGCCCATGAACGTAATGAGCCGATTGATCGGATCGGGTTAAGCGTTCATCAGAACGTAACGGAGATTGAATTATGCAAGTTTACAAAATTAGAAAAAATGCTGATGCAGCCTATTTAAGCCTTGAAGAAGCCATTAAACCCGAGCCCGGTCCGGGTGAGGTACGTATTCGAGTTGTTGCCACTAGCCTAAACTATCGTGATTTACTCATGCTCGATAATGCCGTCGACTGGAACTTGATCAGTCGAGTGCCATTGTCAGATGGCGCTGGCGTAGTTGATGCTGTCGGCACAGGGGTTACTGAATGGCATGCAGGAGATCGTGTAGTTATGTCGTATTTCCGAGACTGGACATCGGGTCGGTTCCGTAGTGAGTACATGGGCTCGGCTTTGGGCGGACCAACTGCCGACGGCGTACTTGCTGAATATGTGGTCATGCCAAGCACAGCTCTAGTGGCAGTACCACCCCAACTCTCCTTGGACCAGGCAGCGACACTGCCCTGCGCCGCGGTCACTGCATGGCATGGATTGTTCGTGCGCGGCGGTTTACAAGCGGGCGATACTATACTTGTACAGGGGACGGGAGGCGTTGCCTTATTCGCGCTGCAGCTTGCAGTAGCTGCAGGGGCACGGGCAATTGTCTTGTCCTCGTCGGACTCAAAAATAGAGCGTGCACGAACCCTGGGTGCGTCTGATGGTATCAATTACCGAACCACACCAGAATGGCAGCACGCGGTGCGTGCCGCCACTAATGGAGAGGGCGTTTCCCATGTGCTGGAGCTGGGTGGGCCTGAAACCTATGCGCGATCGCTACAGTCGCTTGCTCCTACTGGCCACCTCATTCAGATCGGTGTATTGACAGGATTTGGTCCCAAACCCGATCTCTCCCTGCTGCAGCCTCTGAACGCAGATATTCATGGGATTGTCGTCGGTTCAACCGCACATTTACATGATGTGTCTGACTTCATCGCAGAGCGGAATCTACCGCCTGTCGTCGATAGCATCTTTAGATTTGACGAGGCCGCCTCGGCACTTGCTTATCTGCGAAGCGGAGCACATTTCGGAAAAATAGTGCTGCGCGTATCTCCCTAAGCGATCACAAGTTGCTAGGAATGTAGTGGATAGTTAAATTTGGCCACTTTAACAGATATGTTAGTTTCCGTGACCTGCTTCCCGTTGATTCACACAGAATGTTGTTAGCAATGTTCGCAGATCGCTCTCAGCAGACCTTCAGCGTCACGTGTTTGTCTGCTGTGTGCCAAAAGCGGACGTTGTTAAGCTCATACAGTATGAATTAACGAAGAACAGACGTTATATTTTGTCCTGATTGACACGGGAAGAAAGCTCCTGATGGCTCTCTTTTCGCTCGCTGTAACGATCCGCAAGATAACCGGTTTGTCCCTTAAGCAGCAGCGTGATTTTAAACAGCTCCTCGGCTACATCGACGATGCGGTCATACCATGACGAAGGTTTCATTCGTCCGTTTTCGTCGAACTCTTGCCATGCCTTGGCTACGCAGGACTGGTTGGGGATCGTAAACATCCGCATCCAGCGGCCCAGAATACGCATCTGGTTCACTGCATTGAATGACTGTGAACCGCCGCAGACCTGCATTACCGCAAGTGTTTTGCCCTGCGAAGGACGAACCGCGCCTTCACTTAATGGTATCCAGTCAATCTGCGCCTTCATAACTGCGCTCATAGCCCCGTGCCGTTCTGGAGAACTCCACACCATCCCGTCACACCATCTGACCAGACCGCGCAGCTCGGTGACTTTAGGATGCGTGTCCGGCGCATCATCCGGCAGGGGTAAACCGGAGGGGTTAAAGAGTTTTACCTCCGCGCCCATCGCCGTCAGCAGGCGACCAGCTTCTTCCGCGGCAAAGCGGCTATAGGAGCGCTCTCTTACTGAGCCATACAGGATCAGAATCCGTGGCGGCTCCTGCAGGTGCAGGCGTTCAGCGATGTGTTGGTCAAAGCATTCAGTATTCAGGGCAGGAAATTTTTCCATTTTTCTCCTCCGGAGAGAGCTGATGATTTTAATGTTAACACATATGAGTTAACATATGTATATTCTAAAGGGAACGGAGTGAAAAATGCTACAACCTGTTCAGCTTTTCAAAATCCTGTCGGATGAAACACGGCTCGCCATCGTCATGCTTCTCCGGGAGTCAGGAGAACTGTGCGTCTGCGATATCTGCGCGGCCATTTCCGAATCGCAACCCAAAATCTCACGACATATGGCTATCCTTCGCGAGGCTGGGCTGGTTCTGGACCGTCGTGAAGGCAAATGGATCCACTATCGTCTGTCACCCCACATACCGGCATGGGCAGCTGAGACAATCACGACGTCCTGGCAGTGTATGCGTGAGGATGTGCGTGAATGGCTGGATAAATCAGCCTGCATCTTCTGCTGAGAAAGAAAAACACATTTACATAATCATATGTAACGGAGTCTGATATGCTTTTGGCAGGGAGTATATTTTTACTGACGCTGGTACTGGTGATCTGGCAACCCAGAGGCCTGAGTATTGGCTGGAGCGCGAGTATGGGCAGCAACGTTCGGCACCGGCTTCCTGACCGCGTTCCTGTCGTCGGTGATGAACAATATGCCGACGGTGCTGATTGGCGCGCTGTCGATTGACGGGAGTACGACGACTGGCGTCGTCAAAGAGGCAATGATTTATGCCAACGTGATTGGCTGCGATTTAGGCCCGAAAATCACCCCGATTGGCAGTCTGGCAACCCTGCTTTGGCTGCATGTGCTTGCCCAGAGAAATATAACGATTACCTGGGGATATTACTTCCGTACCGGCATTATCATGACTCTGCCCGTGCTGTTTGTCACTCTGGCCGCGCTGGCGTTGCGGCTCTCCATCACTTTGTAATGAGATACAGATATGAGCAACATTACCATCTATCACAACCCTGCCTGCGGCACTTCACGCAACACGCTGGAGATGATCCGTAACAGCGGCAACGAACCGACGATAATTTATTATCTCGATACGCCACCGACCCGTGATGAGCTGATTAAACTTATTTCAGATATGGGAATTACGGTGCGTGCATTACTGCGTAAGAATGTTGAGCCTTATGAACACTTGGGTCTTGATGAAGAGAAATTTAGTGATGAGGAGTTGATTGATTTCATGCTTCAACATCCGATCCTGATTAATCGGCCGGTAGTCGTTACGCCGCTTGGCACTCGTCTTTGCCGCCCTTCAGAAATAGTGTTGGATATTCTACCGGAAGGTCAGAAAGGAGCGTTTACCAAAGAGGATGGAGAGAAGGTGATTGACGAAACGGGGAAGCGGGTTAAGTAATCTGCCCACTTCAAAATATCGGACGCCTGTTTACGCTATGCGGGCGTCCGCTCTTCGCTCATAGCAGCCGGACAATCATGCCTTTTCCCTGCCAAGACTTTTGTTTCAGCAAGCTTTTCTCAAGGCATCTTTGTTTACAACTAACTTGCTTTCCCACATCAATCAGGCACTTCGATACCAGCCCATTAATTTGATAAAGCTGTTAGTGATATCAATGCTACTGCCGTTACCGAGTGCGGACGTTTTGCCGCTGACCGGGTGGCCGTGCGGTGGGATAACTACCTGGTGCGCATGGTCCTCCGCCTCCTGAATCAATGCCTCGCTGTTCACGCTATAATCTGACGCCCAACTGCGTCGATTGGATTCGCCACCGTCCAGTGAGGTATTACTCGGCTGAAACTTGCCCGCATGGCCATGCTTTCCCCCAGGGGTCGTTTGCAAGGTGCCGAGGTCGGTGTCGGCGGCGGTTCCTGCAACGTCAATCTGCACATTCGGCAAATTATCTTTCGTGAGCTTGACGCTGTCCGCGCCGCCCGTGGTCATTGCGTCACTGCCGTCTTGTTTTCCTAGGCGAAGCGTTTTGTTTTCGCCCAGGTAAACCCAAGTTGACCACGGCCATTTAACGTTCGGGTCAATCTTTTGCTGAAATAATCGCACCGTACCGACGGGGTTATCGTCTTCCCACACCTCACGATTCGCGGTTTTTACCGCCTGTGCAATGGCTTCCTTTAAGCTCTCGGTCACTGTATCCGCCACGGCGTCGGTGTAGTCCTGTGCCGCATCCTTGGCTTTTTTCAGTTCGACGGCGGTGGCGACGATAACGGACGGGTCAGCAGACAGTTGAACGCTGGCCGCGTTGCTGACCGCCAGCCAAATGCGGATCACTTGGTAACGTCCGGCCCCTTCGGAAAGCAGCGGCTTGTAAGTTTCCGGCACGCTTGCAACCGCAAGGCACACGCCTGCGTTATCAAAAATCGCCGCTTCCCGGATAGTGAAGCCGCCGACCTGCGGAGGAATAATCAGCTCGGCCTGGACGATGTTTTTATTGTTGTCTGCCAGGGTGATGCTGTTGAGCTGGCCGCGATAGACTTCCTTTTTCAAGCCGACCGGCGCAGCGCCAATAACCGGCACGCTTCCGCCCCCGTCCCCCACAGCCATGAAGGCAAAGGCCGCCGGTGAACCGCTGACTACGGCCTGTGAAATGGCTTGCTCTCCGGCTGGCGTCAGCGCGGCGTTAAATCGTTTGTCACTCATGCTTACCTTCTTTTTTTATTCGCCCTGCCTAAGCCCGTAATTTATGCGTCACGTACACTCACTCGCTGGCCGATTCTGGCTCTGGCTCTGGCTCTGGCTCTGGCTCTGGCTCTGACGCAGCGACAAGTAATGCCGTTGAACGAGGTGCCATGACCGGCTGAACGATGACCACCGTTTCCTCTTGGATAAAGCCTGGGAATGAATCGCTCGCCAGTGCGGCCTTTTCAAAGAAATCCCACGGGGCCGATGCGCCGTCATAGCTAAAGCTCATCATAAAATCACTGACCGGCAGCATCCCAATGCTGTACGCCTCTTTTGAGGAGTACACCGCGATGGAGACCATTGCGGAATATTGGGTTTTGAACTCTACGGCCTTAACCACGACATAAGCCGCCGCAATCTCCTGGCCGTTAAACGTGTACTTTCCAATGAGTGCCATAATGACTCCTAAGTTTTCGGGGCGGTATATGGGATGACTGCCTTCTCGTTGTGAGCATAGGCAAAGTAGGTGTTGAGCTGGCGAATGAGAATGTTCGTGACGATGCTAATGCGGTTAATGGCTTCCGCATGATTCGCAATCATCGTCAGCACCTTTGCATCGCTGATGGTTGGGTCATTAAGTGGCAGGTCATTAATATTGACCAGGTCGATAGACCCCAGCGCTATCTCGCCCGCCTGCTCATGAACCTTGCTCGCAATGCCGTATAATTCACGGAGTATTGAGGGGTCATAAGTCCGCATGGATTTTTGCATCAGTGATGAGATAGAAAGCACCTCGCCCTGGTCACCCTCAACAATCACCGACACGTTATCTACTGGCTCGTAGGTGTTCTCTGAGTCGTATAAAACTCTCGGTTCGGCCATCAGTTTACCCTCACGATATTAATTAAAAAGTTGATACTCGGCTGCGCCTGCTGGCGAAGCTGGAGCGTAGCGCCTACCGGCGTTACCCCGTCGGCACCTATCATCTCTACCCAGCGGAATTTAAACGCGCGGTTAAGCATGGTGCGTTTTGTCACTATGACGTTACCTTCCCCCTTGAGCCAAATATCAAAGGATGCGCCGCAGCCCTGATAATTGGTGACGATTTCTACGCGGTATTTGCTGCCCTCGTCGACGGTCTTGTCCGTACCCAGGTCATGAACGGCCAGCGCGTCAAGATATTTGCTATCGCTACTCGCCACCGTCGCCAGTACCTCGCTGCCGGTGTACTTACGCTCCTTCATGTAAAACTTGCGGTCGAAGTTGACCCACTTGCTGCTCAGGTTGAAGAACGGGGCATCGGAATGCGCCAGATTATGCAGCGACATCACCTCACCCGAGTTACCGACCGCAAGGCCATTCGTGGAGCTTGAAATACGGTTAAACGAGTTATGGAATCGAATGTCATTGGTATGCAGCATGCTGCCGATAATTACCGACAGGTAACCGCAATCAATGGTCATGGCGGAGAAGGGCTGGCCGTCAAAGTCATGAAGGATGTCAAAGAAGTTCGTGCCCGAAGGATTGTCCGCGCAGACGCTGACGCCATCGATAACCAACTTTACGTCAGGCATCGTTGTGCAGGTCAGGACATCACCGGCTTTATAGCTGCTGCCAGTGCTCTCGCCGATGGAGACATTACGGCCTTCGGCCAGCACCACGTAAATGCGGCCCTGGTGGGTGTAACGGAACAGGAATTCTGACTGCGTGGTGCCATTGGTGATGCGCAGGCCTTTGATGTTGTCCATCGTCCCCAGATTGGTTTCTGCCGACAGGCGGCCTACCGAAAGCCAGCGCCCGTTAAAATCAAGGTCTCCCCGTATCTGCGCATAATGGCCTGATTTTTTCATCCAGATGCCGCCGTATCTGTTGGCAGCCATAAAGCAGATCTCAATCTTCCACCCTTCAACAATGGGCGAGGTGCCGGAGGTGGAGTTTTCCACGACCATGCCGATCCAGTTATTGACCCAGTAAAAGCCGGTGAACCGAATGGAGGCGTTGGGCCAAAGATGCTTACCCGAGGCGACGACCTTGATGCAATTCACCGCATAGCCAATATGAATATGCGACAGCGAGTAGCCAAAACCGAAGTTGGCGACCCCATCGGCGCGGTTGTTGCCGTCGATGTAATCGATATGAAGATTGATGTTGGCCATATTGGAGGCGTTGTCACCGATACGCACGGTGGGCGGGGCGTTCCACAATCCGATGTCTTCAACCTTGCCGTCTTTATCCTTCGGCGAGATAAAAGTATCCATGACCTTGAGCTGCATCAGCCGGACGTTCACCCCCTGCACACCGGCACCCGCAATTAATAACGTGTTGCTGATGTTGTAGGAATTGCAGCCCACTACGGTCGAAATCTTGTTGGCTATCGCAAAATCAATCGCATTCTGGATCGCCCCCGTATCGTCTCCCGTTTTTCCCGCGCCAAACAACTCAGGCGTTACATAGGTTAAAGCCTGGGCGGCGTTCCCGCCGGTGAAATGCCCCAGCAGGCTCAGGCCAGTATTTTGCGCCATTTGCGTTTTAAGCTGGCCGTCACCGATGGCGTAAAACTTCGGCAAATCGGTTGACGGCGTGCCCGTCAAAACATAAGGCATCGGGGTAGTGGGCAACGGCTTATAGACTACGCCCGCAACAACAACGACGCGGTTATAGTCCTTGATTTCCAGACCGGCGGCGTAAATACCCGCCACCTGATAGCCCGACGCCTGGACCATCGAATAATAAGCCAGTGCCTGCTGTTGAAGCGCGGCAGCGGCAGCCAGGCGCTGGGACTCATGCTGGATACGCCAGTCTGCGTCCTCCTGTTTGCGCTGTGTATCAGCAACGCGTTGCTGTGACTGCATTTGTAAGCGCCAGTCTGCATCTTCCTGCTGTATTTGCCGGTCATAGGCGGTTTTTCCAGCAAAGGAGGCAATGGCGAAGGCGGTGCCAGCAACATTGGAATAGTATTTAAACCCAATATCAGCGTTGACGCCCTGGCCGACGCGAAACGTTTGCCCTGGCTGCGTGGCGGCCAGACCGGCGCGCGTCCCGTCCGGGTCGGATGTCGTGGTGTAAAAGGTAAACTCCCGATAGTCGGGGATAGCTTGCAAGGACTGTTTTAAATACTGCGTGCGGTTCGCCAGCTGCGACGCCTGGATATTCACCGCCCCATCACGCCCACCCAATACGGCCTCGGCGCGCTGAATTTGGTGGATACGCTCATCCCACGACGCCATTTCTGTAATATTTGTCATTCCACTTTCTCCGAAAACGTGCAATTGCCGTCGTGATAGGCGATCCCGTCATAAAAAATACTGTCATCCGGCTGATAGCCAGGCGGGTAAACCGTGAGTATGTCGCCGTCAAAGAGTGCCGTGCCGATACTGACCACGCCCAAGACCTTCACCGCGATTGAAAGCTGGGCAATATGGCGGCTGACCGGTTTTGCATCCGCAATGAGTCGCTCCAGCTCGCTCACCATCTCGGCGGTAATGCCTATCTCGTTGACGTCAACCGTCAGGCGAAACGTGCCTGCGGGGTCGGCGACCTGCCACCATTCCTGAATGGTCATTGAGTAGCCGAGGCTTTCAATCACGCGGCGTATGGCCGCTACCGTGCCCTTGCGGCGGTGAATAAAGAACGCGTCTTTTACCGCCTGGCGCTTCTGCGCCGCCGTCCACTTTTCCTCCCAGCGGTCAACGGAAAAGGCCCACGCCAGATAGGGCAGGAAATTCACCGGACAAGTGTCCGGGTTCCACAGGTCGCGCAGCGGCACGGCCAGATTGCTGACGCCTGCGCACGCCTCGGCAGCGCGGCGCTCAAGCGGCGTTGCATTAGGCGGCAGCAGGCTATTCATCCGAGCCGCCTGACGTAATGGTGTAAGCGGTACAATTCGCCGCCTGGGTCTTATCCAGCACCACGTCGGCAGGCGGGGAGGTCAGCTCGACGTGCTGCACGCCCTGGGCAGTCAGCGCGGCATAAATCGCTGAATGGCGAATATCGCGCCCGAGGCGGCGCATCTCGTTGATGTAGGCGACCAGGCGCGCTTTTGCATCCGCTAAAATCGGCTCAATCGCTGGCCCTGGGTAAACGAAAACCTTCGCCTCAATCTGGTAATTCACAATCTGTGCTGACTGCACCGTGACGCGGTCGCCCACGGGGCGCATGTCTTCGTCATTGAGTACGGCACTGACCGTGGCTAACAGCTCAGGGGAGGCGGTGCCGTTACCCTCGCGTGACAGGATGGTTACCACCACCTCAGCCGGGGCGGGACTGGTTGCGGACGCATCGGCAACCTGGCCGCTGGCGCTCAGGGCATGGTATTCGTAAGCGCCCGTAGGTCCGGCTACGCTCATGCCTTCAAAGGCTGCCGGGATGCGCTGGCGCAAATCGGCGTCACTTTCCATCTCGGCGGCGACCGGCGGCACGGCATTAGCATCGGCGGGTGTGATGACCCGGCGCTGCACGTTATTGTTAGCGCCCAGTTGGTCAAGGTCATTGGCGCGGGCATAGGCCACCATGACCGCCTGTGCGGCTTCATTCACGCGCTGGCGTAAAAGCAGTTCACGATAGGCATTCTCCTGCAACAGCTTCACCAACGGCTCAGACTCAAGCGACAGCGTGCGCGCAATCACCTCCTGCTCCTCAACCGGATAGAGGGAAATAAGTCTTGCCTTGCGCTCGGCGAAAAGGGTCTCGTAGTCGAGCGTTTCCACCACGTCCGGCGCGGGCAGCTGGGATAAATCGATAACTGTGCTCATACGCCTCCCGTTAGCGTGATATCGGTCGTGACAGCGCGTAACGTGTCGCTGCGCTGTGAGGTGATTGCCATGGTGAGCGCGCCTTGTTCACTGCGTGCAAAGCTCACTGAAGAAGGCGTGATCCGCGGCTCCCATCGCCAAAGGGCGATCACTGCGGCGGATATCAGCCGCAGGCGCGTAACGTCATTGTCTGGCTCGTCAATCAGTGACGGTATGGCAGAGCCGTATTCCCTGCGCATAACACGGCTTCCCAGGGGCGTCATGAGAATGTCGGCAATCGACTGCCGCAGATGCGCTTCATCCTCGCAAGCTTTGCCGGTTGTGCTGTTCATGCCTTCCCAGTTACTGGTCATACCGGCCCTCCTGAAATGCTACCGCCTTGCTGAACTCCTTTATGTCCATGCGCATCGACAACGATGCCGTTCGAACTCATCGCGCCACCGCCCTGGATAACTTCGCCATTAATCACCACCTCGGGGGCATTGATGATCAGGCGCGCCAGTTCAAGGGTGAGCGTGCCGCTGGCCGACAGCAGCGCGCCTTTAATGCCTTCGCACCGGCGCATGCCGCTGGCTGGGTCATAGCTTTCCCTGGCACCGTCCGGGTACGTGGTGACGCGTGACGTCAGGCCCGAATCAGGAGGGGGCGCATCGCTGACGTACAGGCTGAACGCAATAAACGCGTTTTCCAGCTCCCCGCCAGGCGAAAGGATCACAACCTGTTCGCCCACAGAAGGTGCCCACCACGTCACGCCGTCGCCCGCGCGCTGTGCGCCCCAACGTATCCAGTCGGTTTCATTTGCACCCGTCTTTACCCGTGCAACGTATTTCACAGGGTCAATCTCGCTGACCGTGCCGACGCGGATCAGGTTCATCAGTAATCTGTACAGCTCGGCGATTGTCATTGCGTTGCGCCTTCTAATGCGCTGAATACCGCGTCAGCGATTGACTCAATGTCTTGCTCCGTCAGGCCCAGTAACTGCCTGGCGGGATACTTGGCGCTCGCACGGTGAGCGACCTGGTCAGTCAGGCCATACTGGTGAACGCGGGCAATCTTGGCCGCACTCCCTTTAAAGCCCACCACGACCGCATCCGGGTAAGCGTCAGCCCGCAGGAATCGCGCGGCGCGAAGCTTGCGAAACATCGGATCCTTTGACGTTTTTGCTGTTGTTTTCCTGGCTAAATCAATACTCAGATAGCGCTCAATGTCGGCGCGCAGAAAGGAGCGAATGCCGCCTTTTTCTTCATCAAAGCCGGTGATCATTCTGTCACCGTAGCGCCCCTTGCTGTGACGCCAGTTCCTTAAGCGTCTGACTTCACCGTCACGTATAAAGCTGATCCCGCCCTGGGTGCCCAGCGTCTTTTTCTTGCGGGCTTCAAAGGCCGTGCCGTCGGGGTTTTTCTGCTGGCCGATGCGCTTTTGCTGGCTACGGCGAAGGTCACCTGCGATACGGCGGGCCATGGCGCGGCGCGTGGTCGGTTTTGTCACCCCCACGACGTCACGCAAAAGGGCGTCAAGCTCATGAAATAAGGGGGTCTCAGACATTACGGCCCTCCGGCAGCGTTATTTCATCGCCGTCTGCGGCCTTGACCAATATTTCCGACCACTGACTGCCCGGCTCGTCTTCAAAATGCCTCGGCTGGTCGCGGTGCGTGACCGTCACCTTGCCGTCAGGGTCTTTAGTCACGATGACCAATTCGCTGGCCTTGATGACATACAAGATATCGGCGGTATCGTTATTCAGGATCTCCGCCTCGAAGCCAATCCCGTCTTCACGTTTTGCCGGGTTAAACAGCAGCTCCGGCTGATGGACATACGCCCAGGCGAGTATCGGGAGGGTGAGGTCATCAATATTGCCGGGGTAATCCATCGCCAACACGTTGAGGTCATACACGTAGGTGAACGACGGCGACGGCCTGCCGGTGGAAATCACCTGCGCCTTTTTGACGTAGACCTCTAATTGGTCGGGGTTTTCACGGAAAAATTGATTGTGGGCGACGATTTGCGCGCGCAGTAATTCAGCCTTTAACATGTTCCCCTCCCGTTTGGGTTCGCCGTTTTTCAAGAGTAACCACCGCCGCCTTGTCCTTGTTCGCACTGTCCAGCGCGTCGAGCAACGCATCGGCCCATATCACCGCTTCGCCGTAGGTCAGATGCTCACCGCTTAACGGCGGGTAGGGCACCGGCGTGGGTTGCAGGATTTCCGCCGGTAGTGCCAGGCACTGCGCGGGCACGGTCACGCGCTGCACGGTCGAGCAGGCGACGTTCAGCAGCAGCAGGCACAAACACGACAGCGCAGCGGTCACCCTGCAAATCATTGCGCAGCGCGGTGCGGCGCGTTTCACCTTCCTGCCTGTCACGTTCTTTTTCATCGGCTCGGCCTTGCGTTATGTCGTTGAATATTTTCAGCGTGTACTGCACGTTTTTAATCACGGCCTCGGTACTGTCAGCCCGCGCATTCGCCTGCCTGAGCGCCTCGTTTGCGTCAGCCGCGCGATGCCACAGAAACCCGCTGGTCAGCACGGCCAGCACGGCGATAACTGACAGCAGCAGCAGCGGCGACAGCCTGACCGGCATCATGTCACCGGCTCCAGACACATCACGCGTTCGGCTTCGCGGCGCTTAACCAGCCCTGGGAGCTTTCTTCCGCCGCCGTTCACAAAATCGGGCAGGCGGTTACACATGGCTGCCCAGCTACGGGCCTGTGCATGCTTCCAAATTGTGGTGCGCTGGCGCACGCCCCGGCTGTCGGTAAACCACATCAATCCAAGGCACCCCATGTTGAATGCCGCCGACGCCATGGCGTCGAACTGGTTCTGGTTCATCTCGTCGCCATGGAAATTTTTATTGATGCAGCGCTCGGCGCGTTGCAGGTCTTCCACCCACATCGCGGCGATTTCCGCATCACTGTAGAGATGCGACACACTGATGCCGGACGTCGAACCAATCCCCGCCGTCAGCACGTTGGCCGGGCAAAGGTAAGGGTCACGCCGACAGCCTTCCGCGTCGCCAATCAGCTCAAGCCCGCGCACGCTGGTGCGCACCTCTCCGGCGTACTTCACGCCCACAATGCTGATGATTGCCGCCACGAGGCAGGTCACCGCTTTTTTCTTTATGCTCATGGCGTTGACCGCCTCTTTTCAGTTCGTGCCATATCCTGCAAGGTGCACACCACGTCATTCATGTTGTGCTGCGTCGCCCTGGCTGCCAGATCTTCAAGAATGGCCGTGCGTTTTTCTTCTTCCTTCTCGACCCGCCGCTTATGGCTTTTGTTAAGGCGGTAAGTCAGCACGCCTAAAACAATCCCCGCCAGCATTGACCACTGCGCCAGTGACACGATCCCAATCGTGGTCAGAAACGCCGAAGGCAGGTAAGACAGAAAGGCCGTCAGGCGCTCCATGCTTAATCCCATAGCTGTACTATCTCCGCTTTGTTTTCCGTGTCGGCGGCAAGCTCAGGCAGGGTGATAACCTGACCGGCCATGAGTAACGGGCCGCCTTCGCAAAGCCCCGGATTGGCACTCAGCACGGCCTCTGTCACGCCCGCCGTTTTGCCGTAATGGCGATAACACACAAGGTCCAGCGTATCCCCCTGCAAGGCCATGACGTCCATCAGACCAGCTCCGCCAGTCCGCGACTGAGGTTCTGGATATCGCGTATTGCCCAGTTACCGTCCCGCCATAGCGTGTCAATCTGCGAGGTCAGCGCCTGGGCATGCTTCTCACCCTGTGCCGTGGTGTCAAAATCCCGATAGCCTTCGGTTAACAGCGCCTTGGCGATGGCGTACACGGCGCGGCGATAGCGAAAAACCAGTACCGTTGTGTCGTTAATCACCTCTGCGGGCACGTCTTCAAGGGCGGCGTAGCCTGCCTGATTGAATTTCCAGTCAGCCAGCTGCTTGTTTACGTAAACCACCGCCTCGGTGGCCGACTCATTGAGCCGGTCAGTCGTGACCAGGCCGTTAAGCCGCATCCTGAGACGCAGGTCAGCCAGGCGTATTTCGGGCCAAAAGGGGCCGCTGGTGACTTTTGCGCCGCCGTCGTTGACGTCATCGGCGTTCCCTTCGAGGGGATTAATTGCTGCTTTGGCTACCAGGCTCATCGTTCGCTCTCAACAGGTCGGGCGGTGGACGGCATGAAGTCATACAACGAGGTTGAACACTTCCGCCGTGCCGCCCTGGTGCGCGGGGGCACATTCTTTTACTCAGCAGCGGTTACCATTTTGTTGGCTGCTGGTTTTTTAGGTTTCGCCGTGGCGTTCTTTTTGGCCGTTGCCTGGCGTTTCGCTTTTGCCGGTACTGCCTTCGGCTCCGGTTTTTCCTCGGGCTTAATCTCCGATTCATCCGTTAGCGGGGTTTCTGTCTCGGCCTTTTTCAGCAGTCGCGTAAGCAGCTCAATGTCACGCTTGACGCCAATGTCGCTGAATTCAGCAATGGCTTTTTGCAGATACTCCAGGGCTTCTGGCTGGGTGGCTTCTGCCGTGCGCAGCGTGTAACCGATGGCTTTCCACAGCTTGGCGCGAACCGCTTCCGGGGCATCTTCATTGGCCGTCAGACCGTCGAGCGCCTTCAGTAAATCCACATTCACCGTCGCCACGTTGGGCGCGGCCTTAAAGGCGGCGAGCACGGGGTCACAAATTTCGTCCATCAGCGTCACGGCGGCGGTGCGGTTGAACTTGTCCGGCATCGAAAGTTTGTGGCGAATGACGTATTCCCCGATGCGCAAGGCCTCGGCGATGTTTCCGGCGTCAATATGCCAAAGCATGACGCGGGTCAGCACGTCGTCTGCCTGGCCGCTGTCGGCGGCTAACGTGCCATCAACCCAGCCCTGATAATCAGGCAGCAATTTTTGCTTTTCTTCGGCCTTGGCCTTGTTGGCCTGGATACCTTTCAGGCGGTTCTGGTCGATGCGCAGCCGGTGCAGGATTTGCTCATAGGCCGTCTGGTCAGCCAGCGTGCTGGCCCCGTTGCCACGGTTTTGCGCCATGACGTTTTCAAAGTGCTTTCTTGCCGGTGTCAGCATGATGTTTCCCCCAAAGGCCGGGGAAAACTCCCCCGGCATGGTGTTTATGATTTACTTGCCACCGGCTTAAGCGGCTGCCCAGGTGATGTTTTCAATCAGGCAGCCGAAGCCGTAATCTTCAATGACAAACGCATCGTTGGACGATTCGTAGGTCGTGACGCGGTTGAATTCCGGTTCTTCCTTTAGCATCCGGCGCTGTTTTTCTTCCTGCCAGTAAATGGACAGGTTAGAGAGCGAGGTGATGAACATCGCGTGGTCCGGGAAGAACGGCGCGATAAAGGTCGGCATATTGCCAATCTGCTTGCGGGACAAAATCAGCTGACCGGCCAGCGCTTCGCTGTTCGGGTTGTTCTCGCTGATGCCGTTAATCAGCGGGAACTCGCGGGAAGTGACGATATTGCGCCCGCAGACCACCACCAAATCCGGCGAGGACTTGTACCATTCATCCAGCAGCGAGCTGGTTGCGTCATAGGCCAACGCATCCAGACTGCCGTACATGCCCTTTGCAAGGATTTTGTTGGACTCGTCGCGACTGGTCAGCGTGACGTTTTTCATGACCCGCGCCGCCGCGTTGGTGCGATACTTTTGCAGCCAGCCGATATTGACGTCTTGCAACAGCGGGTTAGCGGTTAAATCCGACTTATCGGCACGGCGGGTGCCGTTAAAGCCAATCATGATGCGGTCAAGCGCGCGGCGTTTGATGATCTGATTAGTAATACGCTGCTGAAAGTCCGGGAACTTTGCCCACATATCCAACTGCGAATACGGAATGTAGGTGTCGTAGTTGGTCTGTTCGCAGCGGTATTTGTCATCGTCCAGGGTATGAATGGAGCGCGGTTCACGGCGATCGGTGTTGCCCGAATTTGCACTGGCAACCGGCCCGCTGATACCGAGGCCCAGCTTCTGACCTTCCTGCTCAGGCACGCCGACCACGTTGATCTTTTGCAAAAACTCGCTAGACAGCTGCACCTTGTCTTCCAGCGTTTGCGAAATGCTCGGCGCGATAGCAAAGTGTTTATCGACGTGCTGCGCAGATACGCCGTTAAGCTGCGCCTGGCGCTGGTTGTACAGGTCCCATTTCAGGCGGGTTTCGTTCTTCATGATGTCTTTCCTTACGCTCAAATTCGGTTAATGGCTTGCGGTTTTAGCAATCAGCCAGAAGAGACTGATCGGCACCGTTGGCACCGCCGTGTGACGGTGGACGCTGGTTAAAATTGCCGTCCTGCTTTTCCAGCTTTTCCGTCAGGGCGGCCAGGTCATCCGTGACTTTTTTCAGCGCCGAAGCGTCGGCAAACTTGCCTATTTGCTGACTGAAGGTGTCAAGACGGTCCAGCGTATCCGCCTGCGACTGTGCAACCACTTCGACCGCTTCGCGGATCTCAGAGGCTTCAGCCGAGAAGTGACGCTGACCCTTATTGAGTAGCTCTTTAATGCTGTTGAAAAATCCTTTTCCGCTTTTGACTTCTGGTTCGTCTGTTTCGAATTCCATTGCAACTTCTGCGGCTGCGGTGAAGAAACAGGAAGGATCGGTTTTACGATCAGCCAGCGGATTAACCTGGCTACTGGCGCAGAACTGAAGCATTTCGGTGCCCAGGCTTGCCGGTGAATCGGTAAACGCCAGGCCCATCAGGTACGCGACGCCGGTGTCGGCAAACTTCGGACTCACTTCGATGCTGCTATAAACTTTTTGGCGTGATTTGTTCAGCTCGACCAGCTCGTCGGTTGCGTCGATTTGCGCATACAGGCCCAGCTTTCCTTTTAATGGGCCATCGCTGGTGTCCTCTTCAGTCTTAAGCGCCAGCACATCGCCATACATGCGAAATACGCTGTCTGGAAAAAGGCTTCGTAGGTGTTCCAGATTGCAGCGCGCCCCATAAACCTGCGGGTTATAGCTTTTCGCCATTTGCTCAATGTGCTGGCGTTCCAGCGTTCGGCCGTCACATGTCGCTCCTTCTACTGCCACGCGGAAATATTTAGACTTTGGCATCGTTCAAACTCCGGTTAATTAGTGGTGTCTTCACCCTGTGCCCCTATAGTCAATCGCGCAGCAACTCCGCGCCACATATAGGAATTGTCAGCGGCCAGCGACAATCTCCGGTGATATTCCTGCCCCCGCGCACGCGATAGCCTGTACCCATGAAAACCACGACCGATCCCCGCATCGAAGCCAAAAGCCTTTACTGGCAGGCTTACAGCATCCCCCAAATCGCACAGCGGCTTAGGGTGAGTGCCAACACGATTTACTCCTGGCGACGTCGCGACGCCTGGGACGCTGCCACGTTCATTGAACGCGCGGTGGAGCGGACAGAGGTTCGCTATCTGCGGCTGATTGAAAAGGAGGACTTAAGCGCCCAAGACTACAAGACGATTGATTTACTCGGACGTCAGATGGCCCGGCTGTCGCGCGATGAGCGCAAAGAAAAGCAGCTTGAGAAAAAGGAGAAAGTACCTAAAAACCACTTCAGCGCGGAGCAGGTTGCCGAGCTGCGCGCCTTGGTGATGGAGTCGCTCTATGAACATCAAAAGCGCTGGTATAAGCAGAGGAACCTGCGCAACCGCTTCATTCTGAAATCGCGCCAGATTGGGGCCAGCTGGTACTTTGCACGCGAGGCGCTGCTCAGAGCACTGGAAACCGGCACGAACCAGATTTTCCTGTCGGCCTCCCGCGCCCAGGCGTTCCAGTTCAAGAAATTCATTATCTTTCTGGCGCGCAGTATTGGCGTGGAGCTAAAAGGCGGGGATGAAATTATTTTATCCAACGGGGCGACGCTGTATTTTCTCGGCACCTCAGCGGCCACCGCGCAATCTTATACCGGCGATCTCTATTTCGACGAGGCGTTCTGGGTCGCTAACTTCCTGAATCTGCGAAAAGTGGCGGCAGGCATGGCGACACACGTCGGCTTGCGGCGTACCTATTTTTCAACGCCGTCCAGCGAAGAGCATGAAGCCTATGAATTCTGGTCCGGGAACCTGTTTAACAGCGGGCGAGGGAAGAAGGAGAGGGCGGAATTAGACCTTAGCCATAAGGCCCTGAAGGACGGGAAGCTGTGCGGAGACAATATCTGGCGTCAAATTGTGACGGTGCATGACGTTATCGATCTCGGGTTCCCGATGATTGACCTGGAAGAAATTCAGAACGAAAACAGCCCGGATGAATTCGATAACCTGTATCGCTGCATCTTCGTGAAGCAGGGGGAAAGGGCATTTAACTATAACGCACTGATAGGCTGCGGCGTGGACGGTTACAGCGGCATCTGGCCTGACTGGAATCCTTACGCCCCGCGCCCGCTGGGCAACCGCAAGGTATGGATAGGCTACGACCCTAACGGTAACAGCGACAAGGGGGACAGCGCCGGTCTCGTCGTCCTGGCTCCGCCCATGGTGGCCGGTGGCAAGTTCCGCGTGATTGAGCGCCATCAGCTGCGCGGCATGGAGTTTGAAGAGCAGGCGAACTTCATCAAACAGCTGACCCATATTTATGACGTCCAGCATATCGATATAGACGGGACCGGCATTGGCGAGGCGGTGTATCAACTGGTCGTGAAGTTTTTCCCGGCGGCGCAAAAGCATACCTATACCCCGGCCGTTAAACGCCAGTTGGTACTGAAAGCACAAATGGTTATTCGTGCCGGACGCTTTGAATATGACGCGGGGATGATGGATGTCGTGACCAGCTTCATGACCATCAGAAAATTTATCACGCAGGGCGGCCAGACCTCCTATGCCTCTGACCGCAAGCGCGGCAGCAGTCACGGTGACCTGGCGTGGGCGACCATGCACGCCCTGCAAAATGAACCGCTGGGCAATGATGCCGGCAGCGGTAATGACAGTTTCGTTGAGGAGTTTTAACCATGAGCCGCCGTCGTAAAACCGCCAATAAAGTCAGCCTCAGCGCCGCAGGCGAAACCCTGCACCCCGGCGACGCGGTGCAGCAACCGATTGATGAAATTCAGTCTTTCAGCTTCGGTGAACCGACGTCAATCATGGACCAGCGCGATCTGCAGGACTGTATGGAGTGCGCCAAAAATGGGCGCTGGTACGAACCACCCATCAGCACCTACGGCCTGGCGCGCATGCTTGAAGGTGCCGTGCACCATCAGTCGCCGCTGATTTTTAAGCGCAACGTGATTATGTCCTGCTATAAACCGCACCCCATGCTGTCGCGCCAGGATGCCAGCGCGTTCATTATGGATTACCTGGTGTTCGGGAATGCTTACCTTGAACTCAGAGAAAACCGCCTGGGCCAGCCGCTCAGACTTAAGCACACGCTGGCGAAGTACACGCGACGTGGCGAGAACCTGGATCAATATTGGTTCGTGACCTACTACAACGAAGACTACGCATTTCCGCCCGGCAAGGTTTATCACCTGCGCAGCCCTAGCATTCATCAGGAAATTTACGGTACGCCGGAATACATGTCCGCCATGCAGTCCATCTTGCTCAACGGTGAGGCTACGCTGTTTCGTCGAAACTATTACATCAACGGCAGTCACGCCGGGGTGATTGTCTACCTGACCGATCCCGTTGCCAACAGCGGCGACGTGGAGAAGCTTAAACGTTCATTGACCGAAGCGCGGGGCGGTGGGGCGTTTAAGAATCTTTTTGTTTACGCGGCGGGGGGAAAGAAAGACGGCTTGCAAATTATGCCGTTCAGTCAGATAGCGGCGAAGGATGAATTTACCGGCATTAAGGATGCGACCCGCGACGATATGCTCGCCGTGCACCGCGTCCCACCTCAGCTCATGGGAGTGATACCGAACAACGCCGGGGGGCTGGGTGACATTGAAAAGGCGGCTAAGGTGTTTGCCATCAATGAACTGTACCCCATACAGGAAGTGCTGAAGGACCTGAATGACTGGATCGGCTTTGAGGTTTTCAGCTTTACCCCTTACGCCCTGGCAGAAAACAGCAACTGATCGGCCTTCAATAACCCGAACCTCACCCCTTCTACAAGCCCCTCAGCGCCATGCTGCGGGGCTTTCTCATTTCTTACGTCAAGGCATGGGCACACCGCTCAAAACATCAAATCGGGCCGATTTTTGGCCAAAAAAACGATTTTTGAGGAATACCCTATGTACCCCCCTCAGCACGCGACTGCTCCCCCGCCTCGCCCGCGCATAAAAAGGGTGCCTTTTTTTGCACTTTTGCAGTCCGACCAATCCCGCGCCGTGCCTAGGCTTCATGATGATTTAGCAGTTGTATAAATTTGTGCAAATGGATGCGAATTCGTGCAGCAAATTTGTATCTAGCTGATCCAAAAATTTAACAGTTACATACCATGTGCAAATGTTTGAGTATATATTGTGATAACTTTTAATTAGTCAAAAAAAGAGAGGAAATTTATGAATCAGGAAGATATCTATGATTTATTGAAAGAGGTTGATAGCTCTATAACTAAGGCTCAGAGGGTGAATCAAATTACCAAGCCTAAGGTGAAGACAATACTTGAACATCTACGCTCATCCCTTGAGTACTTAGCTCATGATATAAATGATAATTTTTCCAAGCCAAATGAAAAAATTTTTTATTTCCCCTTTGGAAATGAAAGGTTAGTCTTTGAGGAAAGTGTAAAGAGAAACATGCCATTGCTTAAGGATGAATTTTCGATTGTTTACGAATTAATCAGTGATTTACAGCCTTTTTCATGTGGTGATGATTGGCTTACAATCATGTGTAAATTAACGAACCAAGCAAAGCACACAAAGCCGATAGGGATTCTTGAAGAAGAAGTCACTGAAAGTGTACTCATTTCTGCTGGCGGCATTAACTTGGTTGAGTTTGGGGGCAATGGCTCAGGTATTGAGTTTTCAGGAAACACATACAACGGAGTTCCATTTGATGACTTAGCAATCAATGACGGGGTTGTTGACGTGATAAAAAAAGGTTTAATGACGACGGATTTTGAAGTAAAGAAAAAAAATCAATTGTCTATCGATGGAAATAACTACCTACTATTTCCGTTCCTGAGAAAGTGCTATAACAATATTAGCGCCTTAATACCTAAGGTTTATGAGGAACTTAATAAAGCCTCACAAAGCGATGATAAGAGCTAAGTTAATCTCTAAACCCCTTGGGCATGGTTGCTTAAAGTGAGAAATTTACTGGCCACCCTTGAATTCTGATTGGCTATTTTTTTGTAGATGCCTCCTAAGCATCTCCTGCTGCTCAGTCTCATCTTTTGGGCCGTACTTTTGCTTTAATTTCATGAACTTTTTCAACGGCGAAGGCGCTGCCGGTACATGATAAATCTCACCGTCGCTCTGCCCCCTGAATCCTATATCGCCAACGTGCATAACCTGGCCTGTCAGCAGGCTTTTTATCTCATTCAAACTCAGCTCAATGCCGAGGGTAATGCGTGCACTGTCCCGCATTTTCTCTGCTATCTCAGGTTTAACGCCCGGATCAAAGCGGCGCTTAATGCCCAGACTGCGCCGCTGCTGTCTTCTCTGGCTCTCCTGCTCGCGAACTCGCTTTACCAGCTTTCTCCGTTCCTTCGGTGTCAGCTTTTCCAGGTTAGAAACGGGCATGTCATTTTCTGTTCTGCCATCCTGTGGCCCGATCCCCGGCCCCGTACAGTTATTGACAGAACTCCAAGGCGTCGCGTTCGCGCCGCTCAAATCAACGGCCAAATCAACGGCACGCTTGGGTACTATCTTCCACTCAACCAATCGGGTGATGATCGGGCAGCCACTCCCGACCTGCGTGTCATAAACTCCGCGAATTCTCACCACTTCCTCGCCGAAGGCTGAAAGCTTTTCGCTGGACTCATACCAGTTTTTGACGGCCAGCGCGTTGCGTTTCACGAACGGCCCACCCTGTGCGTTGGTGTAACCGGCCCAATCGCTCCAATAAGCAGCAAAATGCGCGGTGGCAAACTCGACAGATAAGCCCTGTGCTGTGTCACTGTCATCCAGCTTGCGAAGTTCGCGATAAACTGTGACCGGTGCACCGCCGATAAACTGAAACTGACGAATACGCCAGCGAGCCGCCCAGGCAGAAACGGATGCGGCCATTTCCCGCAGTGGCTTGCCTGACTCGTCGTCTGTTTCGTCGTCCAACGCGAAGCCGTCGATGTTCTTAGAAATGTATTTGGCTATATAACCCGTGGCGCTGCCTTTGTCTGGGTCGATGGGTTCAACGTGGAAACGTGCCTTGCGTGCTCTGTCATTTCGTAATTCATAGGCGTCTTCTTCCATAGCGTAATCAGCGATGACTTGTCGAACAGTCTCGACGTGCTCAGGCTTCATAAACATCAGCATATGCCAGTGGGGTGTCCCGTCTTGGTGCGGCTCCGCAACACGTATGCCAAAAATACTGATTTCTTTGCGGGCCAGCTTGGCGCGGATCTTCGCCCAAATATTGCAGAGATATTTTTGTGTCCCAGATGGGCTAGTGCCGTCCCACTTAGGGTTACGGTGCCCGTGAACATTGGTGGCGTGGTAGCGGGAAGGGGCCGTGATGGTATAAAACTCACCGGCGTAGCCCAGTGCTTCACAGATATTTTCAAAGCCACGAATACGGGTCATTAGCTCACAACGACGAATAGCCGGATTTGATACGCTGGCATCATATTTATCAATCAGGCTGATACGATTACCTTCCTCGTCTTCCAGCTCCATCGACTTTAAAAACTCACGGGTGCGGCGTCTCTGCTCTTTCCATTCTAGGATCGCTTTCCGGCTGGCGTATGCACTGGTTTTCTTGCTGACCTGACCAAAGGCGATATACAAATGTTCACGCCAGATTGCAGCCTGGCGGCGGAGCTTTCTTTTCCACCAATCTGGAGAGTAAAGGCGGGCAATAATCGGGGTCATGTCATCAAGAGATAACTTCTTTTTGTCCTTTAACGGCAAGTCTTGCCCAAGTTCACGCGCAATAGACTTCACGCGACTGAACATAGCGGCGGCGGTTTTGAAATCAGAAAGACTTTGCTCTTCGGCCTCGGTGCTGACCTTGCTCAATTCGAGGGCAATAAACTGTGCAATCTCTTCGGCCAGCGCGTCGATTTTCTTGGTGCTCAAATCCGGCAGCTTGTTGTACATCCAGTGAAAATTGATGTTGTCTGCGGTCTGTTTTTCCAGGCGATATTGACGATTAACGAGGTGTAGACGTGGAAATATGCGCTCAACGAAGTTTTTCGTTAAGTACATATTTGCCCGTTTAACGCCGTTGCTGCGTTCCAGGCTGGTGATGGTCCCCATGACTACACGCTGAATAAAATCCGGCTGCTGGTCGAGCATGTCATAGGCGCGAGCAGTTTCTGCAAGCTGCGCATACATCTGATGTTCAGATGCATGTTTTTCTGCATAGGTGGGGATTTCAGCAGGGCGCACTGCTTCGCGTTCTGCATTCCAAGCATAAGCCCACTCAGGTTCGGCGGGCTTAGTGTCACGAAATGCAGGCGGAGGAGTGGGGGCTTTACGCCCCCGATTATCATGCATCATCTAATTCGATTTCATTATTGCAATTGCAGTGAGGGCAAAAACCGTCATTTTCAGCACGCTGGCCTAAAGTCAGGCTTTCTTTGCATGACCAGCAGCTAATTACTTTTGGTTCTTCATTACCTGGCTTCGAAAGATGCCCGGATAACATGTCGTCCCAGGCTTGTGCCTCATCTTCGTCAGGAAATTCCCCATAAAGCCACGTCTTTTCTGTCGCTATGATTGGTGCTTCTGCAAGCTCGGTAGCGTCAAAGATTTCTATCGACTGAACCAGCGGAAGAATGCGGCGTTCTAATTCCTTCTTTATTTCCTCAGGAGTTACTGGAGCGCCTATATTTTCAAGACCAGCACAAAAATCACTGATTTCGTTAGCGACCAATGACTCAACAGTTACATTCATGCTGACGCCCTCATAGTTGCGATAATTTCGCGCGCTTTAATACGTCCATCAGATTTGCAACTGATGGAGCGGCGTGCGTCGATTTGATTAATTTCGAAGCCGCCATAAATTTCTAAGGCTTCCGGTGAGTAGCTATTTGACGCCACGACATAACAACCACGGGCAGCAGCCGCACGCAGCGCGTCAGCCAGGCGATGCTGATCGGCAATGGAAAAACCAGCCGTGTGATAGGCCGTGAAATCGGCAGTCTTGGACGTAGGGATGTATGGCGGGTCGCAATAAATGATATCCCCAGAATTAGCCATTTCTATGCATTCGCTAAAATCCATGCACAGGAATACGGCTTTATCTGCCTTTTCAGCAAAGGCGCGGATCTCGGCAGCAGGAAAATAAGGGCTTTTGTATTTCCCAAACGGGATATTAAATCCGCCCGACTGGTTATAGCGACACATACCGTTATAGCCGTGGCGGTTTAAATAAAGGAATATTGCTGCACGGTAAAACTGATTGCTTGATCTGTTAAATTCATCACGCAGTTGATAATAAGAGATAGGGTTATTTTCATTATTAAACAGGCTGGCCGCATAACTAATAAATCGGCTTGGGTTACGCTTTATCATGTTGAACATATTGATTAGGTCGCCATTAATATCACCCAGCACATAAGAGTCATAATCAGTATTTAAAAACACTGTTGCAGAACCCGTAAAAGGCTCGATCAGGCGCTTACCCTCCGGCAAGTGGCGGCGCAACTCGGCAATAACATGGGCTTTACCCCCAACCCATTTGAGAGGAGAACGCACAATACTACTCATATCAGCCCCCAGACAATTGCAAGGGTAGCTAATGCAGTTGCTATCCAAATGCCGCCGCATGCGATAATTACAAAAGCAAAAGTCCGCCGTGGGTATTTCTTCAAAAAATAGCTAAGTGAGTAATTAATCATCTGCTGTTCCTGAATTTAGAATGAGTGAAACCCGACGTAATAAAACGCCGCAAATAACCGTTATGGTTTAAATGTTAATTCTACAATCTGCGATTGGGATAAACGCTGGCAAATTCCTACCGAAATGACTGATTTCATTTAGCGCATCAATAATTAAAACCCGCTGCTCTTCGGTGAAGTCAACATAGTTTTTATCAGCGTCATTTTCACGAAATGGTTTTTTATCTCCATTCTTGATAGCAATCCTGTTAGCGCGAAATAAAATCATCTCTCGGTTAGTACGCCCAACCTCTTCACCATGAATTTCCTGTAGAGGATTCATATTAAAAAAGCGCGCTGCATTATTGCTACTAATCTTGGCTTTAGTGCGCCAATCAATAGAAAATTCCTTAAACGGCATTTTTGATAATTGTTCCATGGAAACCACCTTAGAAAAATATACCCATCAATTTCGCAAACCAGCGCGGACGTTGATTTTGCTGCCCAGGTGCGCGGGTGTATGGTGCATTAGGATCAGCAACAAACTTACGACCGTTTGGCATTTCCATCCAGAAACCACATTGCGCCCACTTTTCCTGACGCTGATGATTTACTAAGAGCGAAGACAAAGACGGTAATTGAGTTGAGATAGCCATGCTTATGCCTCAATTTCTATGGGAAATAAGTCAGGTTTCTTTTCGTAACGTTTCCAAATATCGGCTGCGTTCCTTATGGCAATTGCTTCTTTACTGCCGCTGTAAGCTGCGACACCGGCTAGGTAGTTCAATTGCTCGACTGCCCACTCAATTTCAGCCGGAGTATTTTGATCACAAACTCTTTTGCCATGCTTCTGGCGCAATTCGTAAATGTTTAAAACACAATTGGCGGCGATATAAAACGGTGCAGAACTGAGGCCATTGGTAGGCGCTGTAAACATTAATTGGTTCATGCGCGAACACCCTTATTTCCCCTTGCAGAACTTTTTCTGAAAGTAGCCTTATCACGCATTAATCGGTCAATGTGATAGCGCTCGTCTGAGGTAATGATTGCGCGGCAGTGGCGAAGGGCATCCAGATATTCCTGCATCATAATAAAACGCTTTGGACGTTTAGAACCTGGCATACCTTCGCGATGAACGGGGATCTGATTCCTGTCCATCAAATGCTGAACTGATTTGAGAGTACGGCCAGTGAGATACGCGAACTCTTCGGCACAGACAAAAATCTGACTTGCCAATTCATTGGTCGACATATCGCGGATTTTTTGAGTCTGTTTCTCAGTCATGCGGCACACGCGCAGAGCACGGCCAGTATCAACCGGGAACTGTCTTGCGTAACGCGTTTCGATTTCGTTGATGTTTTTCATTGTGCTAAAGTTCCTCAGTTGGCCCCCGTTGGGGCTAATTAGGTACAGGGGCTGAGCTGTCAACTCCTGAGTTGAGTACGCTTAATTATGTTGAGAACTGCAAACTATGTCAAGAACGCAAGGTGAGAAGCTGGCTCTTATTCGTGACTCTGAGCGGATTACAAAGAGGCAATTAACTGATTTAACAGGTATTAACTATGGTACTTATCATGGATATGAAAGTGATAAATCGAAAATGACCTTGGAATCGGCTGTAAAGCTCTTTGGTCATCCAAGATTTAACAAGTACCAGGACTGGTTTATGTACGACCGGACGGACCCGGCGAGGGGGCAAATTGCTCCAGCGCTTGCGCTATATACGCAAGACGAAACAGACTCACCCCGCTAAGGGAAGAAAATTGGTTAGATGTTTACTACCTATGGGCTGAAGACCTGCTGGTAGAAATTTCGCAGTACATCGGAGGGTTATCTTATGTCGATTAAGAAACTCGAAGATGGTCGCTTTGAAGTAGATGTTAGACCACGGGGCCGCGATGGAAGGCGTATCCGTAAGAAGTTCGATCGCAAGGCTGATGCTCTAGCGTATGAGAGAAGCATCATTGGCAGGTATCAGAACAAAGACTATCTGAGTCGACCGGCAGATAAGCGTCGCATGAGTGAATTTGTTGAATTGTGGTGGATGCTGCTAGGTAGAAACCTGCCCTATGCCAACCGCAGACTAAATACCATTAATGGAATATGCCGTGACATGGAAGACCCCATGCTTTACCAGATTGATGCCAGGTGCATTGTTGATTATCGCGCCTATCGTCTTGAATGTGGGATCAAGGCATCGACCATTAACCATGACCTTTTTGCCTTGAGTGGTCTTTTTAAAACCATGGCAAAAATTGGTGAGTATCACGGTGAAAATCCGGTTGCTACACTTGCACCACTCAAAGAAATTCGCTCAGAAATGGCCTACCTGACAGCCAAGGAGATAGATACGTTGCTCTCCCAACTGACAGGTGATTATTACCGCATTGCTGTTCTCTGTCTTGCAACGGGGGCACGATGGGGGGAGGCTTACGGGTTAAAGGCTGAAAACATAGTTCATAACAACGTAATGTTTTCGCACACCAAAAATGGTGATAAGCGCGTTGTACCTATATCGAAAGATATTGCTGACATCGTCAAAACTCGGGAGTCCGGGCGATTGTTCCGGGTGAGCTACAGCCGTTTTCGCAAAATGATGAAAGAGGCAAAGCCGAACCTGCCGGATGGACAAGCTGCACACGCATTACGTCATACGTTTGCTACACACTTTATGATGAAGGGGGGGAATATTATTACTCTACAGAGAATTCTCGGTCATTCGGATGTGTCGCAGACCATGACTTATGCGCACTTCTCACCGGATTATTTGGTCGATGCCTTGAGCTATAATCCATTAACCACGGCGTCCGCATTGTGTCCACACTCTGAAGCAGTGTCCACATTGCGTCCACACCTTAGTAGTTTTGAGGGGAAAGTTGGGGATTGATGGGGTTGTAACTTATTGATTTACCACAGCCACATAGGTGGCTGTGGGTATCTGAAACCTCCCAGCAAGGGGAAGGTCAAGGGGACAAAATGAATATTAGCGATGTGGCAAAAAAAACCGGTTTAACCAGTAAAGCGATCCGTTTTTATGAGGAGAAAGGCCTGGTGACAGCGCCCATGCGCAGCGAAAATGGCTACCGCAGCTATGCGCCCAAACAGATTGAAGAACTCACACTTTTACGTCAGGCGAGACAGGTAGGGTTTAATCTTGAAGAGTGCCAAGAGCTGGTGGCCTTGTTCAATGATCCGCAGCGACACAGTGCCGACGTCAAAGTTCGAACGCTAGAAAAAGCGAATGAAATTGGAAGGCACATCGAGGAACTTAAAGAAATGCATCAGAGATTGCTGCTGCTTGCTGAGTCTTGTCCCGGGGATGAAGGGGCATTTTGCCCAATCATCGATAATTTGAGCGGTTGCTGTAAAAAATAA